TAAATTGTCCACCACCAGTTGAAATTGCTAAATTAAACCTTATTGAACTTGTTTGTACAATTTGTGAAGATAAATTAGTATAAGTAATTATATTATTGTTTGAACTAGCACTAAAATTAGTTAAATTATTAATTGCTGAAGCTATAGCCGTAGCAGTACCTGCAACAGTTGAAGACATAGAAGCTGTTAAATCACCATAATCAATTAAAGATAATGTCCATGTTTTTAATGGATCATCAGTATTATCATAATTATTATCTAATGTAATTGTATATGTATTTGTTGTTCCTGGTTTTGTTAAAATTAATTCTCTAACTTTTGAAGCTGTAGTTATTTTTACATTAGTATCACTTAAAAGTTTAATTGATATAACACCACTAATAGTTTCTACTTCAGTAGTTACTTGTTCATATCTGTGATAATATTTTATTTTAGTTCCATTATACCAAACAATAATATTTTCATTTGAATCTACTATATTGTTGCTAATATCAAAATTTGATAATGTTGTTAATATTGCCATTAATTAAACTGTGCGCCCCCTGTTGCTCCTGTTGTAGGAGGAATTAAAAAATAACTCCATATTTGACCTTCAGTAGTTGAGCTATTATAAAGTAAAACATCATCTCCCATAGCAGAAACATTAAAGTTTTGGACTCCGCCTGAATTTGTTGTAGCATAATGTGACCAAGTGTTTGTAGTTAATCTAAATGAAAATAATTCAGTATATGACATTACATATATAGTTGAAGTACCTATACATACAGATCTTCCAAAACCACTTGAAACGCCTCCTGCTACTAATGAAGCTAATTCTAAAGTTCCATTAACTTTAACACTATTAGATGAACAATCAGCAACTAAAAAACCAGCTGCATCCCAATCTTGAGGATTGTTGATTGCTTTTCTAAATGTAGTATTTTGTATATCATCAGCTAAATTAATATGTAATAATTCTTTTTGTGTTACATTACCTCTTGTTCCTGTAAAACTTAATTCTTGTTCTTCTGTTGTTGCTGTACCAGAATTAAAACTTGTAGGAAATGTAATAGATCCTGAACCATCAGTTCCACCAGTTCTAGTAATTGTGTTAATTGTTGAACCAGCATAACCTATTTGTTGAACAGCATTAATATCTGTAAAACCATCTCTCATATTAGATCCTGTATTACTATCTCCGTATCTAATTTGAGTAAATCTATTTACAACACCATAAGGGTTTTTTGTATCATTTGGATCTACAATAATTCCAGAAACACCAGAAGTAATACCACCTGAACCTGGTCTAAATACACCAAAATCATAAGCATTAGAAAATGCACCTCTAGCAAATTGATTAATTGGTCTTACCCAAAATACTAATGTATCTGTAAAATCTATATCAAATACTTTATGTGTTATTGTTGCACCTTCAGTAAATGGACCTGTTGATGTTCTAAATGAAATATTAAATTCTCTATCAGCAATAGCATTATTAACATTATTTCCAATATATATTTCAAATGTTTCTGTTAATCCAGTTGGTACAGTCCATCTTAATTGAACAAATGGAGTAGTAGAATCTGTATCACTACTAATTGATGTTAAATCTGTAATTGCTCCAAAATTTCTTGGATTAGCTAAATTTGTATTAGGTGCTGTTTGAAATTCTGTTAATGCTTCTTCTGTATATGCATCTGCATTATATTCTTGAGCAGTAATTAAATATCCTGAAACACCACCTTCATTCATATCAGTTTCAGTTATAGAATTAATTTTAAATAATTTATTAGTAAAACCATAAGTACTATTTGTAACTGATATTATATCTGTAACTTGTAATGCTAAAGCCCTTGTATCTGTTTTAAATGAAACAATTAAATTATCTCTTGATGTTTTAATAATAACATTGGCAACTCTTTCAGCCATAATATTATTATTTAAATATTTTAATCTTGTATCCTGAACTAATTCAGGTTCATTATATGCTTTTTGATTACTAGCTAAACTTAAAAATACTTGATCATCTTGAAATTTTTGATCAATAGAATTAAATGAAACATTTATTTTATTTAATGTGCTATTAAAACCATCATTAACTATAGTAACATCCCCATACATATTATCAGGATTAAATGACATTACAGATGAGCCTGTAGTATCAGAAATAATTTGAAATTTACCTAAATGATATCCAAATATACCTTGAGAACAAACAACTAAATCAGAAATATTTAAATCTCTTGTATCATTAGTATTTAATGCTCCGTTTGTTGTATATCTTTTAGCATTTACTGTAGCACCATTTTTATCTGTATGTGAAATTAAAGTATCACAAAATGCTTTATGAGCAATAAATGAATTTAAATCAAGATCAGAATCACTTATTACATCACCACAACCATAAAAAGTATTAGTTAAATAATCTAATAAACATTCAGCTGGATTATTTGAATATGATAAAGTACTTGATAAAGTGCTTCCACTAAAAGTTCTAACTAATTTACCGTGAACTTCTGCACCTAATTTATTTGTTAATCCTGTTACAGATTCATCTCTATTATATTTTAATTCTACATATAAATATGCAACATTTGGCATTGTTCTATTTGCAGCATTAGTATTCCATTTAGTAGAAAATGTTTCCATAGGAGAACATCTACCACCAGCTTTAAATTTTTTAACTATTAAATTTCCATTTAAAAAATCATCAGTAGCACCATCTGGATCTGTTGCAGTTGTTACATTACCATCACTATCTAAAGTTAATCTAAAATCATCCCACCATATTTGTCCAATTTGTTGAATTGGTCCTTCACATAATGAAATTATAAATGCCATTGTTTGATTATCAGATGTTATATCTGCAAATGTAATTGAACCAAATACTCTTCCTTGTCCATAAATAACAGGTAATTTATTACCAGGATCTGAAGCTATTCTTTGTCTAACTCCTTGATCTGGAGCACGATCAGCTTGACCTGGGCCTGAAGGAACATCTGGAGCAAATAATTTATTTGCAATAAATGAAACTGCAACTGATAATGCAAATCTAGCTATCATTCCAGTAACCGAACTTGACGTTAAAACTGTGATAACAGGAGCAGCTGCTGCCATAATTAAATTTCCTTTTTATACATTGATTGAAATTCTTTATAGTTCAATTTATTAAAATTAATATTTGTTGTTGGTATTGAATAATAAATTATTTCTTTTACCTCTTTATGATTTTCTTTTATCATTTTTTCAAATGCTTTATGCATTCTATAAAATACAGAAGATCCTCTTTTATTAGGATGTACCCATGTTATTAAAACATGTAATTGTATTAAATGTGGATTTAATAAATTAGGAAATTTAAGACCCATTATCATTCCATTATATTCATTATTATCTTGTGATATTATAGAAGTTTTATCTTTAGCTATTGCCTTAAATAAACCTGTATAATATTCTGTATTGTCCTCTTTAAATTGACCAAAATCAAATTCTTTTCTATGTTCTTCAAGTAATTTTACACCTTGTTGAACATCTTTATCTTCTCCAATTCTTATCATTATATTTTATTCTCTTTCTTATTATTCTTCAGCACCAAATCTTGGATTAAAATCAACCATTGAAGCAACAAATTCCATAGATGCATCAGTACTATTATATTCTTTAAATGAACTATCAGATGTAAATCTACCTGATTTAGTATTTAATATAGCACCAACTATATTTTTACATTCAACAGTTATATTAACATCTCCACTCTTAACATTTTCTTCATCAACGGCATGTGAATTAATTATACCTTGCCATTTTTGATAAACTTGACCTTGAATTGCACCAGTTTCTTCATTCCAAAAAGCTTGATATATTGTAACTATACCACCAATAGCATTTACATTTTCTAAAGCAGCTATAATTGTATTTGGTATACCATTTAATTTTATAGTTATTGCATTAGTTTTTACATCTTTAGTTTCTTCAACAGCTGATAAACTAATTATATTTGAACCAGGTATATATGTATCACCATTATATGTAATATTTGTATATCCTGTATTTAAAAATAAACTATCAGCATTATTTGAAGTAACTTGAAATTTAATTAAATGAATCGGATAAGTTTTAACACTTGCTGCTTCAGCTAAAGTTGTTGAATCTATAGATCTAGCCATTATAATATCTCCTGAAAATTAAAACTATCATAAGCATAATAATTATATCCCGGGCCAGGTACAACAGATACATTTGGTCTTCCATTTAATAACATTTTAAATTGTACACCATTACCATAAGTAAAAGTATTACCACTTACTATTGGATTAATTGCACCAGTCATTAATTTAAAAGTTAATAAATTACCCGCACTTGCAGTAGCATCAGCTTTAATTTGATATACTTTTGTGCTTGAACTAAATTGTATAAAATCACCAGCTTTAACATTACTTGATAAATCTACATTAGATAATTGTACATCTTCTCCACTTGTATTAGCATCAACAACTGTAATTGTTAATCCAGATTGTGCAATTATACTTCCATTAGCAAAAGTTAAATTAATATTTGATGGTAAATTTGCAGTTTTAAAATCAATTCCATCTGTTATGCCTAATAATTCTGCTTCAACTTCATCATATTTTGTTTTAGTTAATAATGGTAAATTTACTTCCATAGAATAAAATGT